CAATGCAAGAAGAAGAAAAAATCAACACATCACCTGTAGGAACAAACGGTGAACAAGTATTAGGTGAAGAACCAGTTGTTGTCCAAGAAACACCAATTGATATGACACAAGTATCCATGACAAGTCGTGGTGAAAGATTATGTGGAATCAGTTTTAATCCTTCAGGAAGTGATGAAGTGGCAACAGTAAAACGTGCATGTGCATATTTGATGGATGTCCTTGAGAAACATCGCGAAGAAAATAGTCAACATGGTACACTTACGGCTGACAGAGAATTTTTAATAAACCATGCACTTGGTCAAGTTTTAAATGCTCAGATGAATGTTGTAAAAGTAATCACGTTTGATCCTGAAGTGTAATGTCAACACAAGATGGAAGTAAATAAAGTAGAAAGAAAATACAGATTGACTCACTATGACTTGGTTAAATACCAGGTCATAACTGAGTTTGTATTCTTTAGAAAAGAAGCACTGCTTGATTCTGATCTTGAATTGCTTACTTTGCTAGCTTTAAAAGGGCCAATGGAATTACCAAAGTTCTGCAACCTTGCAGTGAAACAATCTGGTCAAGAAATTGCACCAGAAGATTTTGCTGTCAAATCGCAGAATGTGAGAAATAAGATTACTAAGTTAGAAAAGCGAGGACTTATAAAGAAGTCAGATGGATACAAGAAATCTATTGAGATTGCGTCATCTGTCCCAATTCATAAGTCAGGAAATGTGCTTTTAGACTACAAATTTCTTGCAGTTGAGACCAATTAAACGTAAGCAAATTTCTGAGAAGGTTGCAGAAAAACTAAAGTTATCTTCTGAAATAGTTGATGAAGTAATTAGTTGTTATTTCAGAGCTGTCCAAAAGAAACTTAGTGCTTTGGAACATGACAGAGTTTATGTAGATGGACTTGGTACATTTTATATCAAGCGTAGAAAGCTTGAGCAAAAACTTACAAAGTACAAAGATGCATTAGCTCGTTATGAAGCAAAGTCTAACCCTGACATGTCTGACTATAGTTCCATTAGAGATATGAAGTTTGAGATTCAAAAATTTGAAAAAGCAATATCAAAGATGGACTATGAGGCAGATAGAAAAGTACTTAAACAACAGGATATAAAAGATTATAAAACTAAAAAAGATGAGTCTAATTAAGATTTGGAAAGAAAAAGGTAAAATTCTTGAAGGTGTTAAGAATAGCATGTTTAAGCAAGTCCACATTGAAGAGATTGCTAAGACAAGAATGAACATCTGTGATGAATGTCCACTTATTGATCGCGAAGGGACAAAATGTTATATGATTGGAACACAACCTTGCTGTGGGGATTGTGGATGCAAGTTATCATTTAAAACGCGATCTTTGTCTTCAGATTGTCCTCAAGGAAAATGGGACGCTGTAACTACTGAAGAAGAAGAACATGCTATTATTAACAGTATAAAAGACTAACCATGTTATCATTTGAACCAGAAAATCATAAGTATAAATCAACTGACCCTAATGATCATACAGAGTGGGTAAGTGTAACAACACTTATTAGTTGTTTAAAGCAGCCTTTTGACTCAAAGGCAATATCAAAAAAAAGTTCTAGTAATAAGAAGGCTACAAATAAGTGGTATGGAATGACTCCAGAAGAAATACAAGCAATATGGAAAGCTGAAGCAAAACGTGCAACTGATTTAGGAACTTGGTATCATGATCAACGCGAAACAGACTTATTAGCATGTGATACGATTGATAGACATGAGTGTACACTACAAGTCATAAAACCATTAGCAAATGCAAAAGGATACAAAATTGCATCATCTCAAAAATTACTTGCAGGGATTTACCCTGAGCATCTTGTCTATCTCAGATCTGTTGGTATTTGTGGTCAATCAGACCTTGTAGAAATAGCAAACGGTAATATACACATTACAGATTACAAGACAAACAAAGAAATTAAAACAGAATCCTTTGTAAATTGGGAAGGCATTTCTCAGAAAATGAATCAGCCAATCTCACATTTGGATGACTGTAACTACTTTCACTATGCACTGCAATTGTCCATATATATGTACATGATACAGAAGCATAATCCTAATCTTAAACCAGGTTCTTTGATTTTACATCATATTGTATTTGAGAATGAAGGCGAAGATAAGTTTGGATATCCTATATCAAAACGTACAGAACAAGGAGATCCAATTGTAAAAGACATAATAATTTATGAGTTACCATATCTAAAAGAAGAAGTAATGACTATATTGCAGTGGTATAAGGATAACAAAGAGCAAGTAATTTCTTACTCTAAAAATAAAAACTAATGGTTAAGTTATTTGATCTCCAAAATGGTGTGATAGTTCCTACAGAACATTGTCACAACTTAGTATTTCTTAAACGCATTATGGACGAGTATCCTGATGACTATATGCAAATTTATAGTTACCTTTTTTACATGACGTGTCCAAATCCAGATATTAATCCATTTTTTGATGTACGCGAACATGAAAAAGAAGAACTTATTCTCATGCAACTACAGGCAACATTTTCCACAGAAGATGAAGATATTGTTGTTGCCATTGAGCTTTGCAAAAAATTGTATGAAACTCCTACGTATAGGGCTTACATGGGTATTAAATCTATGCTGGATCGTCTTGCTACTTACATGGAGCACACCCCAATACAACATGGCCGTGATGGAAATATCACACCGTTGGTCAACGCTGCAGCAAAGTTTGAACAGATTCGTAGCGCATATAAAGGAACTTACAAAGACCTCATGGAAGAACAAAAAAGTATTGTTAGAGGAGGACAAAATCTTGCATACGACCAATTCTAAAGTTATGGAGTTTCCGTCATACATAGTAAAAGTTGAGCACATTGCAGATGGGCCAATCATTCAAAGAATAATGCAATCAGTACCTGCAAAGGGTGATTGGATAAAACTTGGTTCAGAGAATTACGTTATAAAAAATGTAACTTGGAATTTTTCAGACATGCGATCAGTGATATTAATGGTAGACAACCCAAAATTTTAACATGTTTAGAAGTATCCCAACATACGATTACCAAGAAGATTCTTGGAGTTACACAGAGTTTGAAACACAAGACGAACTTTTAACGTATCTATTACCACTTTTTAAAGAGCCAGGTAAATACGAATTTGATGAGTGCTCTCTTAAGTTTAATGCAGAAGCACGAAAGTTTAATAAAGATAGAGTCTATTGTATTGCACCAGAACGGTCTAAAGATTTTGTGACATATTGGAATACAGAAAAAGAGAAGTGTAGAACAGGAGTATTATATAAAAACAAAGGTAAAGTCTGGTATCTTCCACGAGATTACTATATGTGGTTGAACTTTTTACCTATCTACAACAAAGAAGTAAATAGATTTACGTTTGCTGATGTGCGCGATGCTCAATATCACATGGCATTGTATGAGGCATTAGCACAACTTTCTAATAAACATGCAGGCATATTAAAGAAACGTCAGATTGCGTCTTCATACTATCATGCAGGTAAGATTATAAATCTATTTTACTTTGAGGAGGGTTCTGTGTCTAAGATGGCAGGATCACTTAAAGATTATATCAATGAAAAAGGAACATGGCGTTTTCTTGAAGAGTATCGCAATTTCCTAAACAAACATACAGCTTGGTATCGTCCTTGTAATCCAGATAAGGTTCTTAACTGGGAACAGAAAGCTGAAATTACACAAGGAGGACGTAAAGTAGATATTGGTTTAAAATCAGTTCTCATAGGACTGGTATTAGAAAAAGATCCAACAAATGGAGTAGGGGGACCTTGTACATTCTTCTTTCATGAGGAAGCAGGGATTGCGCCTAAGATGAATACAACACTAGAGTATTTGTTACCTGCCATGAAGTCTGGTATGATGTATACAGGAATGTTTGTCGTTGCAGGATCAGTAGGTGACTTGGATCAGTGTGAACCATTGAAAGATATGATTCTTAATCCTGATTCAAAAGATATCTTTGCAGTTGAAACAAACTTACTTGATGATAAAGGTACAAAAGGACTTTGTGGATTATTTATTCCAGAGCAATGGTCAATGCTTCCATGTATAGATGATTATGGAAACTCCCAGGTAGAAAAAGCTTTGGAGATGATTATTGAGGAACGTATTGATTGGAAAAAGAAACTAAAACCTGAAGATTTCAGACTACGTATTTCTCAGAAACCTATTAACATTAAAGAGGCTTTTGATTACAGAAAAGAAGCAAGATTTCCTGAGCACTTAGTTGCTCAACAAATAAGACGTATAGAAGACAAAGAGTATCCTACAGAGTATGTGGATCTTATGTGGGAAGAAGATAAAATTATACAAAAGCCTTCACGTAAAATCCCAATTATGGAATTTCCTATCTCTCCTAAAACAGAAGATAAAGAAAGTGTAGTTGTTATCTATGAGAAACCAATTGCCAATCCAAAGTTTGGAATGTATTATGCATCTATTGACCCTGTATCAGAGGGTAAAACAACAACATCAGAATCATTATGTTCTATATTTGTGTATAAGACTTCACAAGAAGTAACTGTACATAAGAAAGATGGTTCAATAGAGTCGCACATTGAAAGAGACAAGATTGTTGCATCTTGGTGTGGACGATTTGATGACTTAAAGAAAACACACGAGCGACTTGAATTAATTATTGAATACTATAATGCTTGGACAATTGTTGAGAACAACGTTCACTTATTTCTTCAATACATGATTCAAAGACGTAAACAAAAATATCTAGTACCTAAAAGTCAAATCATGTTCTTAAAGGAACTTGGAAGTAATAACAATGTCTTTCAAGAGTATGGTTGGAGAAATACAGGTGTATTATTTAAAGCCAATCTAGTTTCATACGCTATACAATTCCTTGAGGAAGAGATAGATGTACAAACAAAACCAGATGGTACAATAACAAAAGTGACTTATGGTGTAGAAAGAATACCAGACATTATGTTATTGAAAGAAATGCAAGCATACAGGGATGGACTTAATGTTGACCGTTTAGTTGCGTTCTGTGCACTGGTAGCTTTTGCTAGAGTGCAAGAATCTAACAGAGGATTTACAAAACGTTTAGAACATGAAAATCCTAATGACTTGCAAAAGATAAATAAAAATGCTAACTTATTTACGAGTCCATTTCGTCATTTAAGTAACAATTCAGCAAAAACTGAAGCGTCTTCTATGAAGAAATCAAGGAATCCATTTAAAAATATGAGATAATATGCAAGTATTTAATGCAATGCAAATGAAGAATGGCGCAAAAGCTGACTTCAGTAAAATGGGTACATTTACTCAACCTGTTCAATTTCTACCTTCAAAAGATAAAAATGAGGCGTGGGGAGCATGGAACATGGACTGGTATGAAATGCAAGGTTTACAGCAAATACGTCGTAATGCACGACGATTGCTTAAAAACTATAAACTTGCAAATGGTATCATTGATAAATCAGATTACATTATTGAGGAAGATAATGACATGGCAGAACTTATTGATGTTCTGACAAAAGAGGATAGTTCAGCATTTGAGTTAAAGTTCTTCCCAATTATACCAAACGTTGTAAACGTAATGGTAGGTGAGTTTGCTAAACGCAATGATAAAATCATGTACAAATCTGTAGATGATACCTCATACAATGAGATGCTTGAAGAGAAAAGAGCTATGGTTGAAGAAACTTTAGTATCACAAGCAGAACAAAAAATGAAAATGAAGATCCAAGAAATGGGTCTAAATCAGGAAGATCCAGAGCAAGCTAAACAAGCTGAGCAAATGATGGCTCCTGAAACTATTAAAACACTTCCAGAAATTGAAGAGTTTTTCAAGAAGAGTTATAAGTCTTTGGTAGAAGAATGGGCAACTCATCAACACAATGTTGATGAAGAACGTTTTAACATGAAAGAACTTGAGACAGTTGCGTTTAGAGATAGTCTAGTTGCTGATAGAGAATTTTGGCATTTTAACATGCTTGAGGATGATTATGAATTAGAAGTATGGAATCCTGTACTTACATATTACCATAAGTCCCCAGGAGCACGTTATATTTCACAGTCAAATTGGGCTGGGAAGATTGATTTAATGACTCCTGCTGACGTTATAGATAAATATGGATACATGATGACAGGCGATCAATTGAAGAGCTTAGAATCAATTTATCCTGTTAAATCTGCTGGATACATTTTACCTGGTACACAAAATGATGGTTCATTCTATGATCCTACAAAAAGTCATGAGTGGAATGTTGAAGGACCTTCATTAGGAATGCGTCAATTTACGTCTTACAGAGACACTGTAAATAATGTTGGTGATGATATTATTTTAAATATTCTTTCTCAGTCAGAAGATTTACTTGATTTTGATAACACAGGATTATTAAGAGTAACTACTGGTTATTGGAAATCACAACGTATGGTTGGACATCTTACACGAATAGATGAAATGGGTATGCTTGTTGACATGATTATAGACGAGACATATAAGATTACAGAGAAACCAATTTATGACACAGCTGTTATTAAAAAGAAATCGCGTGACAATTTAGTTTTTGGTGAACATATTGATTGGATATGGATTAATCAAACGTGGGGTGGTGTAAAGATTGGGCCAAATAGACCAACTTTTTATGGCAATACAGATAACTTAAATTTCTCTCCATTATATCTTAATGTTGCTCCTGTAAAGTTTCAGTTTAAAGGTGACTTTACTTTGTATGGTTGTAAACTACCAATTGAAGGAGCTATCTTTTCAGATAGAAATAGTAAATCAAGATCATTAGTTGATAAGATGAAGCCATATCAAATTGGTTATAACTTGGTTAATAATCAGATTGCTGATATTCTTATTGATGAATTAGGTACAGTTATCATGTTAGATCAGAATGCTTTACCACGCCATTCAGCTGGTGAAGATTGGGGACATGGTAATTTTGGTAAAGCATACGTGGCAATGAAGAACTTTGGTATCTTACCATTGGATACATCTATTACTAATACAGAGAATGCTCTTAACTTCCAACATTTCCAAGTATTGAACCTTGAGCAA